GCTTCTTCCAATAGAGCAAACTGTTTAAAGAAAGGGGGGTAAATGTTGATGACTAACATGACACCTGAAGAAAAAGAAATAAAAAAAATAACAAAAACAACTATCAAAGACATGGAAGCAATTGGCACTTATCGTCCTGAATTTAAGGCAACAATAAGGGCTTATGCTGAAATGAGACAACAATATAACAAACTAACATCCGAGTTTTATGAAGGTGGATGTGAGATTACCGAAGAGTATACAAATAAAGCCGGCTTTACTAACATTAGAAAAACTGCTTTATATTTAGCTCTTGAAACTTTGCGCAAAGATATAGTTAGTCATGAAAACTTATTAGGGCTTACTCCAGCTGGACTGAAAAAAATAAAAAGCGATCCTCCTAAAATGAAGATCAGTAAACTAGGGAAAGCTCTGAATGAAATTGCAAGACAGTAAGTTCAAGAATTACAATATAGTAATGGAGTATGCGCAAAGTATAGTTGATGGCCGGAAGATTGCCTGCAAAGAATTAATTCAAGCTTGCGAAAGATTTCTAAGAGACTTAGAAAATCCGGTATATGATTTTAATCCTAAAGATGCTGAATTTGTTATTGGTATTATTGAAAAGACTTTTGTGCATGACAAAGGTGAAAAGTTAGATGGCACACCGTTAAGAGGTATGCCTTTTTTATTGGAGCCCTGGCAAAAATTTATTGTTTATAATCTCTTAGGGTTTTACTTCAAAGGTTTAAAGATAAGAAGATTTAAAGAAGCATTTATTTACATACCTAGAAAAAATGGAAAGACCAGATTTATCGGGGCCCTTTCCTGGGCTTTAGGTTTATTGGAAAGAAAGTCCGGTTCAACTATCTATATTGTAGGAGCTGCTCTTAAACAATCTCTGCAAAGTTTCGATTTTATAAAATTCAATTTAGGCCAAATGGGTGAAGCTGAAAATTTTAGAATCTTAGATAATAATCAGGAGCACAGTATCAGTGGAGATTTAGGAGATGGCTCTTTGTTTATTCAAGCTTTGGCTGCTAATCCAGATCAACAAGATTCTTTAAATTGTAACATAGGAATTGCCGATGAGATCCATGCATATAAAACTCCGAAGCAATACAACATCATCAAAGAAGCAATGAAGGCTTATACAAATAAGTTGATGTTAGGTATAACCACAGCCGGAGATAACATGATTTCGTTTTGCTATCAACGTCTCCAATATTGCTTGAAAATATTATCGCAGATTATTAAAGATGAATCATATTTTGTTTTTATTTGCAGAGCTGAACAAAAAGAAAAGGGTGAAGTTGATTATACAAATCCGATACAACATGAAAAAGCTAATCCGAATTATGGTGTAACTATTCGACCTGGTGACATGTTGAACGACGCATTACAAGCACAAAATGATCCACAACAGAGGAAAGATTTTCTTTCTAAAAGTTTAAATATTTATACAGCTGCAATGAAAGCTTACTTCAATATTGAAGAGTTTAGGGCATCAGATAGAAAGTACAAATGGACATTAGAAGAACTTGTTAAGCTGCCTATAAATTGGTTTGGTGGAGCTGACTTATCTAAGTTACACGACTTAACAGCTGCTGCTTTATATGGTACTTACTATAAGGCTTATAAAGATAAAGAGGGTAATTGGCATGATGTAGACATAATAATTTCACATGCATGGTTTCCAATAGTAGCAGCTCATCAGAAAGCAGAAGAAGATGGTATTCCTTTATTTGGGTGGAAGGATGATGGTTGGCTTGATATGTGTAACAGTCCTACAGTCAATCACTCTGATGTAATAAATTGGTTTAAAGAAATGAGAAGTATGGGTTTTAAAATAAAGCAAGTTGGCCATGATAGAAAATTCTGCAGAGAATACTTTCTAGGTATGAAAAAAGCAGGATTCAAAATAATAGATCAGCCACAGTATTTTTATAAAAAGTCAGAAGGGTTTAGACATATTGAGAAAAAAAGTAAAGATGGAGATCTGTATTACTTACACTCGGATGCATTTGAATACTGTGTTCAAAATGTAAGCGCTATAGAAAAGACTGACGACATGATCCAATATGAAAAAATAATGCCTGAAGCTAGAATTGATATATTTGATGCAGGTGTATTTGCATGTGTAAGAAAATTAGAAGATATGGAAAAAGCCATGGATGCAAAAGCATGGCTGAATAGTTGAGAGGAGGAACGCGATTGAGTAAACATAAAAACAATAATAAACAAAGAACACGAGCTGAACCAATGCAAAAAAGAGAGAGTTCTGCTATGAGTTGGTTTTTATCAACTGACGCGTATGATACTTTATGCGTGCCAGGCTATACAAAACTATCTGATAATCCGGAAGTAAAAATGGCGGTACATAAAATTGCAGATCTTATTTCATCAATGACAATTCATCTAATGCAAAATACGAATAATGGTGACATAAGAGTTAAGAATGAATTGTCAAGAAAAATAGACATAAATCCATATGGTCTAATGACTAGGAAAGCATGGGTTTATAATATTGTTTACACTATGCTTTTAAATGGTGATGGAAATAGTGTAGTTTATCCCAAAGTAGTTGATGGATTGATAGATGATCTTATCCCTTTAAAGCCATCAATAATTAGATTTGTAACTACCGAAAGAGGATATGAAGTTGTTTATGGTGATAAATCTTATAATCATGATGAGGTGTTGCATTTTACAATAAATCCAGATCCGGAAAAGCCCTGGAAAGGAACTGGCTACAAAGTTGTATTAAAAGATATTGTTAATAACCTTAAACAAGCAACCAAGACTAAAAATGCTTTTATGTCTGACAAATGGAAGCCATCTGTAATTATATCAGTAGATGCCATGACTGAGGAATTTACAAGCACTGAAGGCAGAGATGCAATACTTAAAAAGTATGTCGATGATACTGGCGGAGGAAAGCCGTGGGTAATACCGGCTGACTTAATAAAAGTTGACCAGGTTAAGCCTCTATCACTTAATGACTTGGCTATTAATGATGCGGTTCAATTAGATAAAAGAACTGTAGCAGGAATTTTTGATGTACCTGCTTTTTTTCTTGGCGTCGGTGAATTTAAAAAGGATGAGTATAACAATTTTATTAATACAAGAATTATGTCTATCTCTCAAGGGATGGAACAGGTCTTAACAAAAGGACTCTTATATAATCCTGATTGGTATTTTAAACTAAATCCACGCAGCTTATATGCATACGATTTAAAAGAACTTGCTGACATAGGCGGCAATATGTACATAAGAGGAATAATGATTGGTAATGAAGTTAGAGATTGGCTTGGTATGTCGCCATTAGACGGGTTAGATGAAAGAGTTATCCTGGAAAATTACATACCTGCAGGAATGATAGGAGACCAAAAAAAATTAAATCAAGGAGGAGGTGGTGGTAATGAATAGAGATAAAGTTCAGACAAGAAGTTTTCAAACTGCTTTTACTGCATCCAGGGCAGAAGAAAACGAAAATGACAAGTATATTGATGGTTATTTTTCTGTATTTGGAAAACAAACAGAATTGTGGCCAGGAGCATATGAAGAAATTGGAGCTGAGGCATTTAATGAAACTCTTGGTAATGACATCAGGGCACTTATAAATCATGATACAACTCTTGTGCTTGCTAGGAATAAAGCAAATACTCTTGAATTAAAGAATGATAGTCACGGACTTTGGGGACGAATTAAAATCAACTCTAATGATAGTGACGCTGTGAATCTCTATGAAAGGGTAAAGCGTGGAGATGTAGATCAGTGTTCTTTTGGATTTAATATTTTAGAAGAAGTCACTGACTGGAGAGACGATGGAACAGTAAAGTGGACCATAACAAAAATAGATCTTCACGAAGTTTCTGTATGTACGTTTCCAGCTTATGAGGAAACAGGTGTACAGGCAAGGCAAAATGAAGTTGAGCAGCACAAGGAAAGACAACTTGAACAAAGAAAATTTAAATTGAAGGAGAGGATGAAACAATGGCATTAAAACAATTAATGATATCTAAAAAAATCGAACAAAGAAAAACTAGCTTGACAGAATTACTTGCACAGGTAGAAATATTAAATACGAGAGAGGTGGAGCTAGAAACAGCTTTAGGTGAGGCTGCAACAGATGAAGATGTAGCTTTGGTAGAAGAAAATGCAACTAAGCTTGATGCTGATAAGGCTGATGTAGAAGAAAAGAAAAGTAAACTCGAAGGTGAGATTGCAGATCTTGAGGGAGAACTTGAACAGCTCAATAGTAAAGAACCAATTAATAATTCAAAAGCTGAACCAGAACAAAGAAAATTAAATAATAAGGGAGATGGAGCAATGATGAAAAGATACAAATTTTTTAATGGAATGACAAGAGAAGCAGCAGAAACTTTTATTGCAAGAGATGAAGTAAAAGATTTTTTAACTAGAACTAGAGATTTGATAGGACAAAAGAGAGCGGTAACAGGTGGAGAGTTAAACATTCCTGATATTATGCTTGATCTGTTAAGAGATAATTTACACAAATACTCTAAATTAATTTCTAGGGTAAATTTAAAACCAGTAAATGGAACTGCAAGACAAAATATTGCTGGCACAGTTCCGGAAGCTATTTGGACAGAAATGGTTGGAAAGCTCAATGAGTTAAGCATTGTATTCAACCAATTCGAAGTGGATGGTTACAAAGTTGGTGGATTTATCCCAGTAGCAAATTCATTGTTAGAAGATTCTGATTTGAATTTAGCTAATGAAATTTTAACAGCATTAGGTCAAGGGATGGGACTTGCTGTTGATAAAGCTATCCTTTATGGAACAGGTGTTAAGATGCCAGTAGGTATTATAAAGAGATTAGCGGAAGCTGCTAAACCAGCTTACTGGGGAATAAAAGAGAAGGTTTGGACTGATTTGCATTTAACTAACTTATTGTTAATAGATGCTGCTGCTAACACAGATACATTATTCTACAAAGATTTGATTTTGAAACTTGGCAAAGTAAAAGCTAATTATGCAATAAGCGGTAAATCTTGGGCTATGAACGAAAATACATTTGCTACTTTACAAGCTAGAGCATTAACAATAAATGCTGCTGGAGCAATTGTATCAGGACAAACTCAAACAATGCCTATAGTTGGTGGTGACATTGATTTCTTAGACTTTATTCCAGATAATGTTATTGCAGGTGGTTACATGTCTTTATACTTATTGGCAGAAAGGAAAGGAGCTACCTTAGCTCAATCTGAACACGTACAATTCATTGAAGATAACACTGTATTCAAAGGAACATCTAGGTATGATGGAAGACCAGTATTTGGTGAAGCCTTTGTTGCAATTAATATTAGCCAGGTAGCATTAGAAGTAGCTCCAACAGCTACAGCAGTAACATTTGCAGCTGACACAGCAAATGTATAGGAGGTAGCTTATGAAAGTAAAAGTATTAATATCTTTTTCTGATGAAATAAATAAGGCTATTCAGCCAGAAGGTAAAATAATTGATATGACAGAGGAAAGATTTCAATTTATAATATCAAAAAAACCTGAATTAATTGAACTTGTTGAAACTGATGATGCTGAGTTCCCTAAACTTACTGGAGGTGGGTGGTACCTATTGTCTAATGGTGAAAAAGTTCAAGGGAAAGAGGAAGCTCTAAAAGCTGAAGAAGAATTAAAAGAATAGGAGTTGATATAAATGAATGTATCAACCATATTAGAATTAGTTAAGGCAAAGCTGGGAATTAGTTCAATTGTTAGAGATACTTATTTGACAGCTATTATAGGCGGTGTAGTTAAAGAACTTGAAGATGAAAAGGGGTTAGTGCTTGATAGTACTAACCCCTATCATCTAATATTTGTTGTTGATTATGTTACCTGGCGATATCAAAGCCCGGGTGCAGCCGGACCTATGCCTAGACATTTACAGTATAGATTGCATAATTTAATTATTCATGTTGGTAATAGAAATTTATTTGTAAATAATGTTATAGTTGTTGAAATCTTACCGGTTCTTCCTGATATAAGTACAGTATATATACTAGCCGATGGAAGCAAGCAAATGTTTGTTAATGACGTATGGACTATAGTTGATTTAGTAGCTGGATCTTGGGGGGTGGTTACAATATGACTTATGATTATGAAGTGTTATTAATTAAAGTCATTAATACAGTTGATGAAGGAGGAGATACCGTTCAGACAGAAACTGAAAGAAGCGTATTTGCTGATAAGCTAGATTACAGGAGCAAAGAATTTTATCAGGCCTTCACGAATGGATTGAAGCCTTCTATTACTTTTGCCGTAAATAAATATGAATACTACAATGAAAGAACGCTGAAATTCGAAGAAAATAAATATAAAATCATAGACGTTTATCCAGTAAAAGCAAAGAATGAAAGTGAATTTGAATCACTTGCTTTATTGTGTGAGGCGGTGGTATAAATGCCAATGCCAAAATCTGTTACAAAGTACAGTAATAAAAATGGCGTTACATTTACATCCGGAGTTGATAGAGCGAACTATACAATTCAAGAACTTTCAAGAGCTGCTTTAAAAGATGTGGCAAAAGTTATTAGAAAAAAAATGATTGCTAAATTAAAACTCTTGCCAGGTATGAAGAAAAATAAAAGAATCTATAGTTCTACTCAGTACTGGGTTAGAAAAAAAGAAACAGATCTGCAGTTAGGATTTAAACATAACACCTGGTATGGTGTTCTTCAGGAACTAGGTGGAAATAATCAACCAAAGAGAAGTATATTGCGTGACACTGTGTTTGAAAGCATTGATGATATACAAAAGATTGAGGCACAATATTTAAGCGCAATAGAAGATGAAGTAAAAGCACAAGCATTAATTGATGAAGCAGAGGAGGTAGGAAATGAAAACATGGACACTTAGAGTTGAGTTGAAAAAGATATTTAAGACACTGACAACTAATGTCTATTATGAAGGTAATCAAGATCCTGCCGTTTATCCTCGTTTGATTTATGATCTTAGTGAAGTTTCTTATGATTCCGGTAAGACTTTATACCAACTTGAAGTTAATATTATTTATTATGGTACAAGTACAAGAGTTATAGAGGATTTAGCCGATACAGTCCAGGCAACTTTAAACAAATATTACTTCATAAATAGCGAAATTCAATTTGTTGTTTATAAAGGATTACGACAAAAAGTTGAAGAAGACGATAAATTAATAATTAGACGTAGACTATTATTTGAAATACAATTACATGAAATGAGAGGAGAATAACATATGGCACCTAAAGTATTTAGTGGATTTACCGCAACTACAGCTGAAAATTTGCTGTTAGATGCTGGTGCATTTTTTAAGAATTTTATAGTTGGTACAGATACATTTGACAGCGCAGTTACAGCAAAAAAATTATTAGGAGCAACACAGGGCGGAGGTACATTTTCGGCAATACCTACTATTAGGAAAATAGAAATAGATGGGGTTAAAGGTGCAGCAAAGGGTTTAGAAGTTATTGACGAGTGGGTTGTAACATTAATGGCGAACATTAAAGAAGTAACTCAAGAATCAATCAAAAACGCATTAGGCGCAGCTGTTATTGTAAATGGTCCAGCAGGATATAAAAAAATAACAGCTAACAACTATATACAGCTAGCAGATTATATCAACAATGTGGTATGGGTAGGAAAATTGTCAAAGACTGATACACCAGTCGTTATAGTTGTTAAAAATGCTATATCGCTAGGTGGATTAACTCTCAATATGGCAGATAAAGGTGAAGGTCTAATACCAACAACTTTTATTGGGCATTATGATGCTACTGAGTTAGATGTGCCGCCGTTTGAAATTTACTATCCAGATGCAACGGTAGTATAGGAGTGATTACATGAGAAAATTACAAACACAAGATGTATTTGCAGCTATGAGAGCAATCTCAAAAGCTGATTTAAAAGAAGAAATTAAACCATTGTTGAAAAAAGCTAGTGCTGGAGAAGTAAATGTTGAGGATGTAGGAATAGAAGGCATCCTTGGCTTAATAGAAATATTTTCACAGAATAAATCAGAAAAGGCAATATATGAAGTACTTGCAGGTCCGTTTGAAACAACAGCAAAAGAGGTTGAGCAGATGGATCTTTTAATATTAGTTGAAAATCTAGAAATGCTTACTAAGGAGAACGACCTTAAGCGTTTTTTTACTTTATTGGCAGGTTTAATTACAAAGAAACAGTAGACCTGCTATTGGAAAGGTATGGCTCTTTAGATTATTTATTTAAATTAGATATAGAAGATGCTCTTCCTTTTATCGACTACGCTTACGAAAAGCGAGAGGAAGAGCTTATATTTCAAAGGTGGATACCTTATCAACAAATTAGTTATGATGAGTTTAAAGCACAAATAAAGCCTCCAGTAATTAAAAATGATGAAGAAATCTTAAAAGATGTGAAAGAAATTATAAACGCCTTTAATAAAGGAGTTGAGAGAAATGGAAATATTTAAACTGTTTGGTTCTATTCTTGTTGATAGTAGCAAAGCCGAAGAAAGTATATCTAAAACAGAGAAAAATGCTGAAAGTCTAGGCTCTAAATTAGGCAGTGGTATAAAAACAGCTGGTAAATGGGCCTTAGGATTAGGAGTTGCTGCAGGAGCTGTTGGCGGTGCTATGCTGGGTGTGGCAATTAAAGCAGCAGATGCAGCTAGCGCACTTGATGATACATCACAAAGAACAGGAATGGCAGCCGAGGAATATCAAAAATACGCATATGCTGCTAAATTAAGTGGCATAGAAACAGAAACACTTGAAAAGGCTATAATTAAACAGCAGAAAGCTTTTGCAGATGCCAAAACAGGCAGTAAATCAATGGGTGAAGCTTATTCGAAGTTAGGTATTGACATAAATAAAATAGGAACATCAAGCGAAGCATTCGACCAAGTAATAACGAAGCTTGCGGATATGGAAGATATAACGCAAAGAGATGCTTTGGCAAATGATATATTTGGCAAGTCTTATGCCGAATTAGCTCCACTCCTTAATGAAGGCTCTGATGGAATTAACAAATTAAAACAAGAGGCTGTTGATTTAGGCGGAGTTATGAGCAACGAATCAGTTGCAGCAGGAGCTAAATTTGGAGATACTCTAGATAGTGTAAAGACTGCATTTGGTGGCGTTGTAATGAAGTTAGGAGTTGAATTCTTACCAATGCTTCAACAACTTTTAGATTGGGTAATTGCAAATATGCCAGAAATTCAAGCAACAATAAGTACGGTTTTTGGTGTAATTTCAGAAGTTGTAAGTTATGTATGGGAGATATTTAATGAAGACCTATTACCAATATTAATAGCATTATGGGATTTTATTTCCCCAACATTTCCACTAATTGCAGATGTTGTAAAAGTAACTTTTGGTATAATCTCTGAAGTAGTTGGAGGAGTAATTGACATATTTGAGGGTGTTACGGGAGCAATAAAAACAGCACTTGAATGGCTTGGATTATGGAATGATGAACCAGCAAAAGAGAAAGAAACAAAGGTAAAGACAACAAGAGTAAATAGAGGCGATTATGATGGTAGCCATGCGAATGGGTTAGCTTATGTGCCTTACAATGGGTATGTAGCAGAACTGCATGAAGGCGAGAGAGTATTGACTAAAGAACAAAATAAAG